TACAAGTCTTTTCTGCGAGTAAAAGTTAAGCTCGTTCAATGCGGACTTAAAATAGTCTTCAAGAATGTCGGAATTGTCCTCACACGCCTGAATGATACTTGCATCTATGTTTTCTCTCTTTCTGGACTCTCCAATATAGTAGGTCCGTGTGTATACTTTGTCTAGTATGGCTTTCTTATCCATGTTTTATTATTGTCTTTGAGGTTTTTCCCTTTCGCTTAAAATCTTGTTTATGTTCTTTTTGTTTACAAGAACTTTGTCGGCATAGTATTTCACGTCCTCCTTGTCAGAAATTGAAAACCATCTCTGGCATATAGAGTTTGATATGTAATTGGAAATACACTGCGAAAGAGAATCTTTAAGAGATTCTTTCCAGTTGGATGGCATAGACAATGAAACGGATATTTTATCGGAATTTACAGACAATGTTCCGTAATACGATAGAATGTCGCCAAGCTCTCCGGCACTTTCCTTCATGAACGGCTCTATAATTCTTATCTCATCTTCTGACAATGATATTCCGTCTATGTTACCTGCTGCCTTTCCTGTATGTGATGTGATTGCATACACTTCATCGTATACCTTTTGTGTATCTATGTCTATGACTATATCCAGCATATTATTTTTTCAGTATGAATCTGTATATAATATATGCCAGCGAAGCTATTACAGAATATATTATTACCCATGTCAATGCTGCCGGCCTTTTTGTTTCTTTCTCAACTTCCTTTGAATAGACTATATCCTGGTGAGTTGAATCCCTTATTCTCGATCCGGATTGCATCCTGTCTTCATTGTATACATCTGTCTTTGCGTCTGATGTCTCCTTGTACACTGACTCCGTTTCTGTTCTGGATATTATATGCTGGTTCCCTGAACTGTCAGGTACGGAGAATTTTGTTTCCGTACTCTTGATTACAAGTTCGCCTGTAACGCTTTCTTTTTTTACAGAATAATGATACATGTTTCTTGTAACAGAATCCGCTCTTTCGCTTATTCTGTCCAGTGAAGATATTATGTACTCTTCCGAGTTCCTTTTCCTGGAAGATGCACACCCGGATAAAATCAAAATGATAATAAGAATTACTGCTTTCATGGCCATTCAAACTTTATTGGTTCCAATGCTTTTTTCTTTTCTTCTTTTGTCTTTTCTTCCGCCTCAATTGTGTCAGAAATCATAAGTCCTTGTACTCCTCTTTTGCGTTAAAACAAGGACATTCCTTGATTCTTTCCCATGAATCAACAATTCCGTTGTTGTTCTGGTCCGGACTGATGTCACGGTGCCCCATTATCTCGGCATCAGGATATTTCTTGTGAAGAATTTTCAGAAGGCTTCTCAACGACTTCTTCTGTTCTTCTGTACGGTTGTCAACACCTTTTCCGGTGTCGTCAATACCTCCGATATATGCCACGTTGATAGAAGTAGAGTTATACCCCTTTACACCGTTGCTTACACCTGAATCATCAAGCAGCTGGCTTATTACTCCTGATTTGTCAATCAGGTAGTGGTATCCAGGATTCTTCCATCCCTTTTTCTTGAATTCCGCCTTGATGTCATTAACTGTTGCACTCTGCCTACTTGCGGTACAGTGAACAAAAATTCTTTCAATCTTTCTCATTTTTTTTCGTTTTTGTCGTTTTCATCTTGTTTATCTTCTTTGAGAATACATTTGACGTCTTCACTGTCTACGTTTGCAGCTTTTTTTACAAACACCCTTGCTGCTCCAAGAAGGTCAATTCTTATTCCTTTTGGCTTTAGTATGTTGCCAAATATGCTGCATACTTCAATAAAGCATACAAGCAGACAGGAATAAACGTCAATCTGCCAGTTCAATCCGGAAGCCACGTTAAGCATACATACCATACAAACAAATGCGAAGTATGTCACCATCTTGCCCATTGTCGCACGCATGGCTCTTGAAAACCTGACTTTCTCACCTGTTAGCAAACTCTTCCTTACACCAAATGCAAGGTCGGTCATGATCACAACAAAACTCACTATAAGCCACGGTATCATGTGGTTAAGTGATTCACTTACAAATCCGGCTGCGATGCTCGCAAATCCTCCTTGTATTGCTCCAGAAATAACACCTTTATCTTCCATAAAGGCAAATGTACCGATTTAACATCAAAAAAATAAATGAGGTCCGGACAATTATACAACCGTCAGAACCTCATTTATAACATATTACCCAAATCAACCAGTTTACATTGGTGAATTGCTGTACATCTTGCATTTAAAGTATTTCCTTGCTTTGAAACCGTGGTCAATGTCCTTAAGCATTTCTACTGCTTTCCTGTAGCAAGACAAGGCCATCTTTTCATTTGGAACCTCGGCAGGAGATTTGTAACCCATATCCATGGCAATACTCAGTGCGTGGTCGGAGTATACCATATTTGCTACTACACAGAGCGCGTATGAGTTGTAATACGGCTTTTCTTCAGTGATACCTCCAAGGCTCTCAACCGCCTTGATGAACACGTCATGATTCCAGTGGAAACCTTTTATGCCGTCCTGGTTTACGGTACGAATACTGATATTCTTAGCTTCCTGCTCGGAAAGATAGTTGTCCCATTCAGTGCTTGCAAGGTGAGACAATGCGCTTTCTGCCACTTCCGGCATTTTCATAGACACCTGCTCGAAAAGATATTCGCACACGTCAGACAACACTTCCATGTGCTTAATATCTTTAGAATTTATTATTTTGCTCTTGTACCTTTCGTACTCCTGCATCATCTGTTCTTTTGTCATAATAACTCAATCAATTTAACAATTTGGGCACTTACCGTTGAATTTCGGGATTGGTTTGTATTTCTTCCTAATCGGCACAAACACTTGATTTGATATTGCCTTAGTTTCCTTTACCGATTTATTATTTTCCATATCCAGTCATATAATTTTTGTAAAACAACAAGCACAAGTCCGAAATAGAATGACAGATAAGCCATAAACAAAGACATTACTACCGACACAAACAAGTCACAACCTTTAATCGTAAGCACAAAAAGCGAAATCCAAAACGTGCAGCACTTAGGACACTCTGCAATCTTACTTACAATCTTTGCTGCTTCTTCCGTCAATCCAAGATGGTGGGCTGTCACACCCACCATCATACAGACTAATGCAATCAATACACACTCCATTATGCTGCAGTAGTTGTAGTGATTGTAAGCGGTGTTTCGCTTACGAACATACGGCTACAGTTCTGACAAGCGGATGCAGCTACAGAATTAACTACGCTACCTGCTGCTACGTTTACACCGGTAAGTGCGGTTGTAGAATAGATAGGAATAGTGAAGTTCTGGTTAATCGGCTGTGTCTTTGTGCAGCATCCACCTCCGCAAGGAACATAAGAAATGATACCCTGAACGTTTACGGTAAGAACATACTGGTTAGTACCTACTGATTCAAGGCTTACGAAAGAAAATTGTGGATTGAATACCGGAGCAACGTCCTTACAAGTCTTGTAGCACAGACGTTGAGAAATGTTTACTTGTGCATAATAAGGAGAAGCACTTGATCCTGCTGCAAGTGTTGCGGTGATAACTGCTGGTTGAATAGCGTTGCAATTCATAATTGTATAGTTTATGCCCCCTATTAATCAATACAATCGCGCCGAGGGCGTTGGCCCGATTATTTTTTTTCAGTTTTCGCTTCCGGAGCAGAAGTAATCACATTGTATTCTTCATTTTCTTTTATCGGAAGGTTGTAGTTAAGAAGGTTTTTAAGCTCTTGCAAATCCTCCTTATCGAATATCAGTTTACCTTCCATGAGTTCAAGCTTCCCTTCTCCAATAGCCTTGTCAATGATTCCGTGTGCCATAGCCGGAATAGCTTCGTCAGGTACATTGGAAAGGTATCTGTTAAGCATAGGCTGTACGATGCTGTTGGTGATAGGCTCAATCATCGGGGAAAGTTCTTTTGTCAAACTCCAGTTCGGATTTACCCACCCAGTGCTTCGTATTTTATTCTCAATAGCCTGCACAACAGGGAAAGATGCCATTTTCGCCTGAGAGAATTGTAATACTACTGGTTGTAACCACTTGTTTAATACAGCTGCCAAAATCTGTGAGTTAGTATATTGCATATAATCTGATAGTTGAATGGTTAAGGGGTAGGACTATCCTACCCCGAAAATCTTACTGATTGCAGCAAGTGTCACATACTTTGTTGCTTGGAACAACAAGATTGAACATTGACTGCAACTGGGCAACTTGCTGGCCAATGCAACCGATGTTAGCTGTTGCGGTAGCGTTGTAAGTAGCCTGCTGCAAGTTTACTGCGTTCTGTGCATCCTTGAAGTTTTCAAGTTTGGTTGCTACCTTACCGATTTCACCCTGCAAGTATGCAACAGCTTCTACAATCTTCTGGTCAGTGTACTTGTCAGCTTTCAACAATGCGATTTCGCTGTCTTTTGCACCAAGTGAAGTTACAAGATTCAACTCATATC